TTAACCCGGTATCTTGATAAATAAAATAAGATAGGGATTTTAGATGAACTTCACCGACTATTTCATTAAGGGTTTAAGAAACACGCTTAAACTAAAAGCTGGCTTAAACTTATCCTTCAAAGGACAAGAAATTGCTGTTCCAGCGGCCACTGTTATTGACACATGGGCAGTGGGTGAATTTTCCAGTGCAACATATGAAATTGTTGCAGAATATGGACCGAACGATGTAGAGCGTATCAATGCAACTGTGAGCGGCCGCGTTAATCAAGCATCTATAACAGTATTTGGAAGAACAAACGTAGGCAAGGACTTAATACAGCTTAGTGCAGTAGTTGATTCGTCTACTGTGTCAGTCATTGCGACTCCTTTTTATAAAGACTCTCAAACAATAACCAGCGGCACAACAAGCGGCACAGGCGGCATAATTTGGGTTGCAAATTATACAAACATCACAGGCTACGGTACAAAATTCCTTACTGAAGTTCCAGTAGGTTCTTCATTATTTTACTCTACTACACTAATAGGAATAGTTGCTTCAATACAATCAGATACACAATTAACATTAGTATCTCCGGCCGCAACATCATCCAGCAGTGCAAGCCCGTCGTTTGCTTATACAATTTCGACTCCATCAGGTACTACAGCATCATTATCGTCCCTATCCGGAGTTAAACTAACATTTAAAGCTACTTACGCAGAAAAAATTATACCGTCAGGTATCCCAGAATTGCTTGGAGAAACCAGCAATTCAAATGGCGAATTAGGTATAACAAAAAATTGGATAAACACTAATTTGCCGGATGGATTTTTAGGTATAAACGAATTTGGCTCCATACATATTAGCAATATTTCTAAGATAGCAGTAGCTACTCAGCCTACATTATCTGCAGGATTTATATTTGAAAGATTAAATTTAGTAGGCGATAGCTCTGTTACTATATTAACTAATGCAACTTCTCGTACAACAACTTTTCAATTAAACGGAATTAATAGTTTAAATGTTGATGGAACATTTGTTGCAACACCAGCAACAACTGGTAGTATTAATAACGTAACTGTAGGTCAATCTATACCACGTGATGGAACATTTACATCATTGTCGTCAACCGGAGCAACTACATTTAGTTCTAATAATCAACAAATTCCATTAACACCAACAGGAACTGGAGCTGTTATTATTAGTTCAGGTGCAGTGGGACTTATTAATAATTTAACAGTTGGTGTTGGAACTCGTGCAAGCGGAGCATTTACTAATTTGTCTGCATCCAATGCAGTGACAATTTCATCTGCACAAAATGTAAACATAGCATCAACGGGCACTGGTAAAACAACATTATTATCACCAGTGTTAGGCACAGTCAACAATGTTGGTTTTGGAGCAAATACACCAGCATCTGCAAAGTTTACAAGTATAACACTTACTGGGTCTGCTACCAACGGTGATCAACTTATACCATTGAGTAGACTAACAACAATTTTACTCGGAGCGGGCGTATGAACGGATATACATATTTACAAGTAGCAGGGCAAGATTCAATTGGCTTGGATGCCACTAATAATACACTGACTGTAGCAGGAACTTCTGGAATTTTAGTTACAACTAATACTACAACTAATACACTTACATTTAGTACAGGCGGCAATTTACCAAACTTATTAGTTACAAACAGTTTAACTGTAAATCCATCCACTACAGGATCTATTAATAATGTAGTTATTGGTGCAACTAATCCCAAAGCTGGTACATTTAATTCGTTAACTGCTACTGGAACTATATCATTTAGTCCTGCAAACGCAAACGTAACAATCAGCCCATCTGGAACAGGATCTGTTACTATTAATCCTGCAACTATAGGTAGTATTAATAATACAAACATTGGTAGTTCAAGTCCTGCAACCGGGGCATTTACATCGTTGTCAGCTAATGGAATTGTAAACTTTAATTCGGCTAATGCCAACATAACAATAAGCCCAACAGGCAGCGGAGTGTTAAGTATTGGTTCGGGTGTAACAGGAAATATTGATAACGTTAGTGTGGGTGCAACAACTGCTTCTACCGGAAGATTTACAACAGTATCTATGACCGGAGCACCAGGCGGTGCAACCAGTGCAGTAACAATTGGCTATGCCGCTGTGTTAGCAGCCGCATTTGGCATGATAATGTGCTAATGGAAACACTATGACAACAGCCGCAAAGTTATTTAGATCATCGCACGGATATATCAGTCCTTACTTCGTTGTAGACGTTGAAGGTAATCTCATAACAAAGACATTAACAATTACTGGCCGACGCCTTGAATTAACATCGGGAACATCTTTAAGTTATAATGGTGTTGATTTATTATCACCTACTACACTTGGATCGAGCGTGGTTAATATTCTTGGAACGTTGACTGGATTAAGTGTTTCCGGAACTGTTAGTCTTACTGGCACTGGGACAATTAGCCTGACTCCTACAGGAACAGTTACAATTACTCCTACAGTTACTGGCAATATTGATAATGTAAATATTGGCGGAACAACTCCACGGACTGGAAAATTTACCACTTTACAAACAATCAATGATGTGGTGTTTGACGGAACTGGAAATATTAGTTTTCCAACATCAGGATCGGTTACTATTGCACCACTCGGTGCATTAATTATAGGAACTGCGGGTAGTACAAATTCACTGATTGGTAATATATCGGCTATAACTACCAATCAAGTGATTAATTTTAGTCCGCTTGGAACTGGAACAATAACAATTAATCCAGCAACTACGGGAACTTTAGATAATGTAGTTATTGGTAACACCATTGCTCGTGCAGGTAAATTTACTAATGTGACCCTTAACAGTTCAGACGAACAGTGGGGCTCTAATAGAAGCCAAGCAGTTACCAAACGGTACTCAGAAAACAGCACAATGATTGCTTATTTTACGGGCAGTTAAACTTCAGGTTACAATATGAACCAAACAGTTAAGATAAATAAACTTAATACATTCGGAGATAGTATAAATGGCTAAAAGTCAGATTAGAAGCTATGTTTTTGCCCCTGGTGCGGCGAACATCGGCACAATTAAAATACCAGGCAAATACGACCTTAATCAGCTATTGATTATTACAAATACTACTAGAAACGTAATACTTTATAACTTTGCTGATTCGTCTAATGCAAACACTGCCATTAGCTTTAGCCGTGCTAACGATGCAAATTTTGTAAACGCAACAGACAGTACCGATGGTGTTACTACTATTACCCTTGCAGTAAGTACAATTGGTCATTCATCCACTGATACACTCCAAATTTTCTACGAAAAGCCAGAGATGACTGTTCGTCCGTGGAATATGGGTACCGATGCATTTGAACGTATGCGTGTTGCTACTCCATATTCTATGCTTGACGCTGACTTTGAGTATGGACTACAGCCAACAAAGTGGCAAGCAGTTAGTATGCTACGTGGTTATCCAAGTATCTATGAAATTCCGGGAACAGATTTAACTGTTTCTGCAATTAGTACTAACGGTGGTGCAATCGAAAGTTTAATCACAGTTACTACAAGTTCTGTTCACGGTATGATTGTTGCACAGCCTTTTACTATTAAAGGTTTGTTGTCCAGTGTGGTTGGATTTAGTCGTGCAGAAGGCAGTTTTGTTATTAATGCAGTTCCTACCACAAATACTTTTAATTATTATGCAAAAGCGTTTGTTGGAACCAATAACGATTCTTTACTGGCTCCAAGTATACAGTTACGTAAAGGTGGATTTTACACCGGAGCCAGCGTCAGTGCTCCAGCATTTACTTACTCGGCCGCCGCTACGCCAGTAGTTACTGTTACATTTCCAGCGGCCCATGGGTTTATCGCTGGATCTACTATACAAGTTATTATAACCAGCGATAGTGGAGATACACTAAATCACAAAATTGCAGGTGGCCCATTCTTTATTGAGTCAACTCCTACATTAACATCATTCACTTACACTTGTAGAACAAGTGGTGTAATCACAGGAACGCTGGGTGGCCAGATTTATGCTCGGCCAGATACATTTTTCCAACATAGACCAATTGATGGTGGCGTTATTTTAGGAACAGGCGGCCCAGCATATGGTGCTCACGCAATTCGTATGAGCAAGAAATACATTCGTTATCAGTCTGGTAAGGCTATTAACTATAATACAGGAGCATTATTTGCTCCTAATTATGATATTAAAAATGTTACATCTAACGGAACAACTATAGGTAGTTTAATTACAGTAGTCACCGACGACGTTGATCATGGCGCTCAAGTTGGTGCAACAGTACAGTTATTTGGAATATTCACATCTGGATACAACGGAACTTATACTATTAATTCAATTGTAGACGAGCGTACTTTCACAGTATTGGCAGCCACCACACTTGGATCAACTACAACATCATTAGATGGGCCTTGTTATGTAGTTATTAGAAACTGGGTTGGTGCTGTTGTTCGTGCTGGAACATTCGATGACCAAAACGGCCAATTCTGGCAATACGATGGTCAAACTATGTATATTGGTCGTAGATCAAGTACGTTCCAGTTATCAGGTACAGTAACAGTAGTGCCTGATAGTAATGTGGTAACTGGCCTTGCTTCCAGATTTGCCAGCCAAATAATTGTTGGAGACCGAGTGGTTATTCGTGGTATGACACACGTAGTAACTCAGATTATTTCAGATACTTCGATGACTGTATCGCCTGATTATCGCGGTACTAATGCCAGTTCAGGTATTAAAATTGCCAAGACTATTGAATACATTGTTCCGCAGAGTAAATGGAACATCGACCGTTGTGACGGATCAAACGGTGTATTTAATCCAAGCGGATATGTAATTGATCCAGGCAAAATGCAAATGATCGGATTGCAATGGACATGGTATGGTGCTGGATTTATTGACTGGATGCTCCGTGGCCCAGAAGGTAACTATATATTTGTCCACAGAATTCGTGGTAATAACGTAAACAGAGAAGCATACCAACGTTCAGGTAACAGCCCAGTACGTTATGAAGTTATTAACGAAGGTGCCCGCAGTTCGCTAACTGGTGCCATGGATGCAAGTCAAGCAACTATTCCAGTTGCAGACCTAACATCGTTCTCAACAGCAGGCACAGTTTATATTGATAATGAATTTTTAACATACACTGGAAAAAGTGCAACAACTGGTGCAGGTAATTTAACAGGAGCAAGTCGTGCTGTAACTATTACTCAATTTGTTGCAGGACAAAATCGTACATTCTCGGCAGCAGCCGCCACAACACATGCCGCAACAACTGGCGTTGTTCAAGTTGGACAAACTGCTACACCTAATATTAGTCATTGGGGTAGTGCTTTTATTCAAGACGGTGGCTTTGATTCAGATCGTGGATATTTGTTCAACTATCAAAGTACAAACGTGTTAGCATCAACTACCAAACAAACAGCATTCATGATACGATTGGCTCCAAGTGTATCCAATGCTATTATTGGAGATTTGGGCGACAGAGATTTGATCAACCGTGCTCAGTTATTATTGCAAGCACTTGATATTACATCAGACGGCTATAGCGGTAGTACTCCATATTCAGGCGGTATTGTTGTTGAAGGTGTGTTAAATCCACAGAACTATCCTACCAACGTTACTGATGTTACATGGAACGGTTTACAAACTTCTGGTGCAGGTGGATTGCCAAGTTTTAGTCAAGTGGCAGCAGGTGGTTCTGTTGTTTGGGCCGGCGGCGCAAGTCAAACCACAAGTGCTATTACTACAAATGCATTTCTAACAGGATCATTAACTTTGGAATTAATTCCCGGCCAAAGTTATTCAGTATTGTCTAACCAACAGTATGTCTATATTACATCCGCCAACTATGCTATCTATGTAGCTAAAGGTCTAACAACTGGACAAGGTATTACAGCATCTGGCATCCAAAGCGCCACTGTTATTAACAGTATTGCATTCTGGGGAACTTATAATGCAGTTACGTATTATCAAATTACATTGAGTAAAGTAGGAAATGCTAATACACTTGGTATCACCACGGCCACTGTAACTACTTCTTATCCTGTTACCAAAACTAACTTGATTTACTTTCAGAAAGCCAGCTGGGAAGGAACAAATGCCACGATAGGCACTGAGGTTTTGGTTGGCGGCATATTCCCAGGTAGCACATATGTACAATCCGCAGTATTAAGTTCGTTCTTTGATACACAGTATTATCGTGTGACATTTAATCAAACATCTGATGCTAGTACTATCACCCCGGGTACAACATCAGTAACATTCAAGTTTGGACAACCACCATATGCACAACCAGGCGAGCAAATTTTCTCGTTCATCGCGGCACCTGGTGCACTGAGTTCATTGGATCTATCAGGATTGAAAGAACTTACTAACACGGTATTGGGTGGACGTGGTACGTATCCAAATGGCCCAGACGTACTTGCAATTAACATTTATCGTGCGTCAGGTTCAGGAACAATTCCTTGTAACTTGGTATTGCGTTGGAGTGAAGCACAGGCTTAATTCAAATAGTACAGAACAAAAAAAAGCCGCTATATGCGGCTTTTTTGTTTTATAAATTATCTATTAAATCTATTACTGTTTGTATTTTAGTCTGTATAACTCGATTTCGTAGGCTTAAATCAAGTCCTCTATGCACAGGCTTGGGTAGCCTGCTTAAATCAAACCATCCCCAGGCATTATGTTCGTCGCTTAATGTAGGAATAAACTCTTCTTCTACTACACAAAAATATGTGTGAAAGTTGAACACACTATCATTACTGGTGAATTTTTCCAGTGGTAGTGTTTTTTTAATATAAGGTGGCATACCAATTTCTTCTTCAATCTCTCGTTGAAGCCCTTGCCACGGAGTTTCACCAGATATGTTAGTGCCTCCTACTAATCCCCAAGTACCCACATGTTTACCATGTGCTTTTTGCAGTAGTAAAAATCGTTGAGTTGATTTAGCACAAAATAATGCACCGCTACATATGATCTTTTCTGTTATAGTTCTATCGTCCATTCACCGGCCTTATATTCACCTTCAAAGCTCTTGACCCAGGAAACCCCGTTCCACAAGTATTGAATGCCAGTGTATATATTCGTTTGCCAGACCATAGTGTCTGTTTCCTGAGTGCTATTAAAAATTACATTCCATTGAGTTCCGGACCATTCTATAATGTCGTTTGCATGTGCTACAAAATCTACGTCAGTAGTACTTTTCCAAGCATCAGCACCGTCTATGTTAATTTCACTGCCGATGTCTTCTATAATCAGATATCGTCGGCCAGCTGTCAATGCACCGTATCTAGTGACAAATTTTGCATCGCTCGGCCCAGTCACTAATGGATCCATTATGGCATCGAATGTTCCTGGACTACTGGCCCTGTAACACCCACTTAAACTATATTCAACATCAGTATCTAAATATCCTTGACTATCAATTCCTGTATTAGTGGTAAATGTGTCAGGATCCCATGACACATTGAGTAGCGTATCATCTAATGGATTAATTAGTATTGTGCCAACTACACTTGATCCGTTTGATTGCGTTAAAAATAATCTGCTGGATCCTGATACATACTGTTGGGGGAATTGATCAAATAATTCTCGCCAATTAATAGCTGGTCCTTGCTTAATTGGTAACTCAAGTAGATTATTTTTAGGTATTGCATTTTCGTACTGGGTCATCAATCTAACTTCGCCAGCGTATACTTGTATTCCAAAATCTCCGCTTGTAGTTGTTGTTATCTTTGTCAATTGTGTTGAAAGAGTTATTGTGGGTCCTGCAAGATCTTGGCCCAGGCCATCTATATAACCACTTGGGCTGGTATTCGAATCTTGATAAAAACTTGTAATAATTTTAGTAATAACACCAAGGTGTTTAACTTTAGCGGGCGGACTAATCCAAATTGGAGTTACTACTGTTAGTGTAGCTATATCAATTGGAGTATCGTTTCCTACAGGGATAGGTTTACTGCCCCATTTTACATCTGTTAATTCTAAAGTGGTTAAACTGGTCCAGTCAATATAGTTGTCAGTAGTTTGTAATTCCAAACTTGGATTAAACAATACTAATAGTTGCTCCATAATTTGAAGTTTTTGGTCAGTATTCGCGGCCCATATATCCACTTTCATTGTTAGTTTAAACGGAGTTGGCATTACTCGTTCAACAGTATAATTACGTCCTTGACTTTGATTGTATGTTTCTTTACCAGTAGTTGGATCTACTTGGGTATCACGTTCTCTAAAATGCAATTTGCCCACAAAACTAGAATCACTAAGCCTAGTACGATCCAAACTTAGTTCGCTAACATACACAGAGATTCTAGGAACGCTATTAACTTTGTTTTCACTGTTTTGTCGTATGATACTGGCAACTTGTCTATCAGCATCACCGTACATAACAGGAATACGCACAAGAGTACCATCGCCATACTTGACTACGAAGTTACTGAATACACGTATTGTTTGTGTAATATATCGTCTTATTTGACCATCATAAAAATGTTGCGAGATAGTGCGACGGCGTTAAACCGAAGCCTCCATGGTTAGCCATGTGCGCTTGCCGTCTATTATTCGCCAAGTCTTACCACCAGATGTTTTTTTATTTACTTCAGACATAATTTCACTATGTTTTTTCTTTTGATCATCGTTTAATTGCCATAACCCGGTCTTGCCCTTATGACTTCTAGTATTAATATGCTTTTCAGTGCCATTATTTTCTGCTCTACGTCTAGCATGTGCTGCCTTTTGAGACTCACGCATTCTTTGCTTACTTTCTTCAGAGTGTAATTTATTGTTACCTGCTTTCCTAATGTTGTATCCATTTTGATAACAATCAAATTGTTCTACATACTGTTCTTCTAATTGATTCAACTCTGCTAAATTACTAGCAGAATCAATAACATCAAATGTGAATGCATCAACTCCATATTTTCTTAAAGCATTATGAAAATGATAAGTTTTTTCACTAGTTCTGCTTCCTGCAATATGTTCAAGTCGTCTTTGATTTGGGTTTTGTATAGTTTGTCCAATATAACACTTGCCAGATTCTTTATGTGTAAATTTATAGATGTGCATTATAAATCTGCCTTTGGTTTAAGTGCTTTAGAAAGACTTTGTCTTTCTTCTTCACGTACATTGTATAATGTCACAGTCCACACACCGTCGTATGGAATTGTTTGTTGTACTAAATTTATAACTGGCAATTCTATTTGTATAAAATCTCCGTTAATAGAAATTAAATTTGGATAATCTGCAAGTGCATATTCTAATTTAGTAGTCTCAAGTTTTAACACAACATATGGTGCTGTAGCAGTAGATGCAATATTAGTTGGTACAAGCGTGTCGCCCGCTGCCAATCTCACATAATCCGTGGCAACAATGTCAGTGTACATGTGATTAGTATTGTTGATAAAGTTAGTTTTAAATGTACTTCTTGTATCAGTGTTGGTCATATTCATACGTACCGCATCTTCAACTTTAATCCACCTTGTACTGTCAAATCTAAACAATCGATTAGGCAAAAAATCGGTGCGTAAAAAGAAATCATTTTGTGCCGGTGCCATGGGAAACTGTATTCCAAATCCAAAGTCGTATCCGTTAACTGGAAATCCGTCTCCAACCAAATAACCTGTATATCCTGTACGCTCAGGTACACCTTCCACTTGACTCGCTCTTATCGTAGATGCCGCGTTAATATCAGTTTCATCCGCAGTAGTTAATGTTGGCTTACCTTTATCATCAACAGCAAGTGTATAAAACTGTCTTGTTTCATACCCACTCTTAGGTGCATCCGCTTCTGCTTGTGCAACAACTTGGTCGTTGATTTCCAACTCTTTATTGTGAGTACTGAGTAATTCACGTAGAGTCATTCCACTTGGATCACCGTTGGCATCTGTTGCTGGTTTGTTAAGAATATCAGCAAATTGTTGATTGTCTGTTATTTTCTTAAGTTTTAGTCGGTATAAATGCGGGTACCAAGTTGGGCTAAATCCTTCACTTGCACGACCAACATCTTCAATTACATAATAACGCGGTAAGGCAATGTCGTAATCGTTTAAGGCAAACTGATCCTTCAAATGTGGCAGTTCTATCACATCGCCACTAATGGGCTTGCGGGCAATGTACTTGATAAAATCGTTGATATGCACAGTCATGTAAATTGTATCGTTATCAATAAACAGGCCAAACTGACTTAGATTAAAGTCAATATTCTGCACATTATAAATGCCACGGATACGGTAAATTTCTTCTTCGTATTTTCTATCACGGTTTTCTAAAAATAACAAATCCTGTATATTTGCCACATTATATGAATCAATTACAGGTTGATCTGCGGTACCGTTGGGGTTTAACTTTGGGCCCATGTATTTGTGCAAGTATACATCTGTGCCGCCAACCTGAAACATCTCAGAAATCTGGCGATCCATGAATTTATAATCTTGCCCGCGTTCGGGTTTATATAGTGATAGTCTTGGCATATGATATTTATCGCCGCATAAATATACATGGAGAACTTATATGGACGATCTACCAGCAACAACAGAATCTAATTCATTACTGGAACGAAACAAAGTGTTTGACTATGTTCGTGCCATGCTCGGCGACGGCATGATTGAAGTAGAACTTGACCCTATTCATTATGAAACTGGACTTGATCGTGCGTTAAATCGCTTCAGACAACGCAGTCCAAACGCAGTGGAAGAAAGTTATAGTTTCCTTGAACTAATAATGGATCAAAATGAATACAGATTGCCCGATGAAATCATCAATGTGCAAAGTGTATTTCGCAGAGCAATAGGTAGCAGAAGCGGCATGGGTGCTGGCGGCACGCTGTTTGAACCATTCAACTTGGCGTATACAAATACCTATTTGATGTCAGGCAGTATGATGGGCGGACTTGCAACATATGAATTATTTGCAGGCTATCAAAAGTTAGTGGGTAAGATGTTTGGATCGTACATTGAATTCAGTTGGAAGCCAACAAGTCATATCTTAAATATTCTACAACGTCCGTTTGCACAAGGCGAACAAATTCTAATCAAAAGTCAGAACTATCGTCCAGACTGGGTATTGTTGCAGGATATCTACGCCAAGCAATGGCTCAAGGATTATACGCTGGCAAGTTGTAAAATCATGCTGGGTGAAGCACGCTCTAAGTTTGGTTCTATTGCCGGCCCTGGTAGTGCTATTACACTAAATGGTACTGCATTATTGACTGCTGGTACTGCTGAACTTAAAGACCTTGACAAAGAAATGGAAACATACATAGCTGGCGGGACTGGTTATGCATTTGTTATTGGTTGATTTAATTGTAGACTTGTGTTACAATGTAATATAAGGATACAATGTGAATAAAAATCTTAAAGATTACATTAAAATTTATAGAAATCACTTGCCAAGTGATGTATGCGATACCTCAGTAGAGTATTTAAATTTATGTAATTTTGACATACATAAATTTTATAATAATGCCGGAGAATACAGTAGTCATTTAAATGCATCGTCGGTATGTTTTGATATGATTCCGTCAAACGAATTTCTCATGGAATACACATGGAAAGCTATAAATCAATATGTGACTCAAATGGGATTTCCTTGGTTTAAAAGTTGGGCAGGATTTACTCGTCCAAAATTTAATAAGTACGATCCAGATACACGAATGGACAATCATTGTGATCATATTAAAGATATGTTTGACGGTGAACGTAAAGGCATTCCAATTTTAACTGTACTGTGCGGATTAAATGACACATATACCGGTGGTAATCTACTTATGTTTGACGGCGAAGATTACTCTTTGAACAAAGGAGATATGATTGTATTTCCATCAAATTTTTTATATCCGCACACTATAACTCCTGTTATAACGGGTACTAGATATTCGTATGTCTCGTGGGTTTGGTGATAAAATAAGTTGACCTTGTAATAAAACTGTTATATACTAGAGTTACTTTAGGGGGCTCTATGATTATAGGCGTGTGTGGATTTATCGGATCAGGTAAAGATACGATAGCTGATTATCTAACTAACTTTCACGGTTTTCGACGAGAATCCTTTGCCAACAGTTTAAAAGATGCAGTGGCTCAAGTGTTTGGTTGGGATCGAACCATGCTGGAAGGCCGCACTAAACAAGCCCGTGAATGGCGAGAACAAGTGGATCCATGGTGGAGTCAACGCTTAAACATGCCTAATTTAACCCCACGTTGGGTATTACAATACTGGGGCACTGAAGTTTGCCGCAAAGCATTTCACGATGATATCTGGATTGCTAGTTTAGAAAATAAACTACGTAATAGCCGAGACGATATTGTGATCAGCGATTGTCGTTTTCCTAACGAAATTAAATCAATTAAAGATTCTGGCGGGATAGTAGTTCGTGTAGTTCGTGGTCCGGAGCCCGATTGGTACGATGATGCCATAAACATGAATGCCGGCGATAAAAATATGAGTTACGCTATTAGCAGTGAACGTATTAAACGTCAAAAGATACACGCTAGCGAAACTGCATGGGTCGGAACCAAGTTTGATGCAGTGTTAGACAACAATGGAGACATTGATGACTTGTTTACGCAGGTTAAAGGTCTGGTGTCAAATCTCCCTGCTTCCACTTTACACCTTCACGATGAAGAAGTCTCTGACAGTTTGCACACACTGTCTTGAGATTAGTAGGACGACAGTTGTCCAAATTGCCGTCCACATGAAACACCGCAAACACTTCTGAGTGTGGACTTTTAAATCCACATTTATCGCATGTTGGTTTAATGCGGTATCCTGAACGGTACCATCTTGCAACCCCAGCATTAGCCACACCCTTCATACAGACATTACACATACTGCGATAGTATGTGTGTCCGTTCTTGCGATAATTAACTGCGGCCGGCCTATAACCGCAGGAACATAGTGGTCTCATCATGTATTTAATCAATAGTAGGCCTTTTGAAGGCCTTTTCAATATGCTATAACAGCTTGAAAAATCAAAAAACCTATAAATACATTAGAACATGTATTCATGGAGATAAAACATATGGCTCAATTAAGTTCACCAGGCGTAAGCGTAACAGTAATAGACGAGAGTTTCTACGGTCCAGCTGCCCCAGGCACAGTACCGTTAATTGTTGTTGCTTCCGCAGAAAATAAACAAAACGGTGCAGGAACCGGTACTGCACCCGGAACGCTGGCAGCAAACGCAGGAAAAATATATTTGCTTACGAGCCAGAAAGATCTTGCAGATACATTTGGTGTACCCAAATTTTATACTGACTCAAACAACAATCCTATACATGCTGGCGAGCAGAATGAATATGGTTTAGAGGCTGCTTACAGCTTTTTAGGTGTAAGTAATCGTGCTTATGTTGTTCGTGCAGATCTAGATCTTGATCAACTAACAGGTAAAGCAGACGCTCCTGTTGGCGAACCAGCTGATGGAACATACTGGTTTGACACCGCAGACACTAAATTTGGTATCAACGAATGGAATGCGGATGTGGATCATTTTGCTTTAGAAAATCTTCGCTACCCAACAGTTATTACTAGTACTATACAACTTATGGATCATACTGATCCATCAAGCGGTCCAGCAAATTCAGTTGGTTCAAATGGCGACTATGCATTGGTAGCAACTACCAATCTTAATAGATTGTATTATAAAAAACTTGCAACACATACAGCCGCTGGAACATGGGTTAAAGTAGGATCACCTGAGTGGAAAGCAAGCTGGCCAACAGTAGCAGGTACTGTTCCAACAGGTGGCACCGGTGATTTATCTAATTTTGAACTAGCATTTAAAGAAAGCTCCGGCGGTGCCACTTGGTACACTGTTACTGGTGCAGTAACTCTTGCTGATGTAGTTACTCAAATTAATAGTAATGTGGGACACGGTATTACTGCGGCCGTTATTAATTTAAGATTGCAAATTTATTCAACAGGTGAAACGGTTTATATATACGGTACAGATTTCTTAGAAGCTGTTGGTATTACTGGTAATGAATTTCTTCCACCTGAATTGGTAATTAGTAAGCATACTGCAATTCCAACATTTCATGCAGACGGCGTTCCAACCGGAAGTGTTTGGGTTAAAACAACTAAACCTAATCAAGGTGCAGACTATATTGTTAAAAAATACAGCTCAACTACTGGTGCATTTGTAGAACAAGCAGTTGCATTATATCCATCAGCAGCCTCGGCTCTTAACGGATTAGATCCACTTAGTGGCGGCCTAGGTCTAGCAGTTGGTAGAATTTATGTAAAAACAAATGATTTGGAATATACTAACGAAGCAGATTTTAAAATCTATGCACGTTCAGGAGTTGGCCCAACTGTAGTAACTTCATCTGCAATTACAGCAGGTCATAATTTTAACGCAGGTACTAATTCGTTTAGTTTAGATATAAGTCGTGCAGGTTCAAATACCTATACTAATATCGTTGTAGAGTTTACAGCGGTTACTGATCCAGTAGCAAGCGTAAACGATTTGTTAGATAACTTACACGCAGAGTTAACTGGACTTCCAGTAACTGCCACAAGAACAATGTCTAATCAAATTGTTATTAGCCATACACAAGGTGGCGACATTAAGTTCTATGATAACACTAACAATCCAATAAGCAAACTATTTGCAGTTGGAACAACTACCAATTACTACATTGATCCAGCCGAGGATGCAGACGGAATTGCAACTTTATGGACAGCGTCTTTTGATATTACATCAAGCGACACTGCACCTGTATCAACTCCGATGGATGGTACATTGTGGTATAACACTATGATTGACGAAGTTGATATCATGGTTCACAACGGCACAATTTGGAAGGGTTATGGCAGTGTTGCAGGCAGCAACCCAACAGGTCCAATTGTTAGTGCAACCAAACCAACATTGCAAACTGATGGTACTCCATTAGTAAACGGAGATTTGTGGATTAGTACTGCTGATTTGGAAAACTTCCCAATAATTTCTAAATTTAACTTTGCTACTAAAAAGTGGGTACTACTTGACAATGCAGACCAAACAACAGCAAACGGTGTTGTGTTTGCCGATGCACGTTGGAGTGGAGCAGGCAACGATGTACAACCAGATAGCATACAAACATTGTTAGATTACGATTATGTAGATCCAGATTGTCCAAATCCAGCATTGTATCCAGCAGGAACATTACTGTGGAACTTACGTCGTAGCGGATTCAATGTAAAGAAATATCATGCAAATTATATTGACGTTCTTGCACGCAATCATCGTTACGGAGACGAAGTAATGACAGACTACTATCCAGCACGTTGGGTTAGCTATGCCGCTAATCAAATCAACGGTGCAGGATCGTTTGGACGTAAAGCTGTACGTGAAGTAGTGCTTGCCGCTCTAAATGCAGAAATTAATAGTAACACTAATTTACGTGATGAGGAATCACGTATTTTCAACTTGATGGCTTGCCCAGGTTACCCTGAAACAATTACTGCATTGGTTGGATTGAACTATGACCGTGGACAAACTGCATTTGTAGTAGGCGATACACCAGCACGTTTAACACCAGATGCTACAACATTAAGCAACTGGGGCAACAACACAGCAAATGCCGCAGTTAATGGCGATGATGGATTGCTTACAACAGATGCTTATCTTGGTGTGTTTTATCCATGGGGTTATACTACTGACTTGATTGGTAATAATATTGTTGTTCCTCCAAGCCACATGATGTTGCGTACAATTGCACTAAGTGATAACGTTTCCTATCCATGGTTTGCTCCAGCTGGAACACGTCGTGGCGGTATTACTAATGTCAGCTCAGTGGGTTATGTTGATCCATTAACTGGCGAATTTAATGCAACTGCATTGAACACTGGACAACGTGATACATTGGCAAGCATACATGTAAATCCAATTACATATATCACAGGCACAGGCCTAGTTAACTACGGACAGTACACACGTCAGTTAACAGCAAGTGCATTGGATCGTATTAACGTTGCTCGTTTGGTAATTTATCTACGTAGACAGTTTAGTCAGTTGGCTAAGCCGTATGTGTTTGAACCAAACGATACTATCACACGTAACGAGATTAAACAAGCCGCAGAAAGCCTATTGCTTGAGTTAGTAGGGCAACGTGCATTGTACGACTACTTGGTAGTGTGCGATACTTCAAACAATACACCTGCGAGAATTGATCGTAGCGAACTATACCTTGATGTCGCGATTGAACCAGTGAAGGCAGTTGAATTCATCTACATTCCACTACGCTTGAAAAATACTGGCGAAATTAAAGGGTTAGCTTAAAACTAATTAGGAGAACATAAATGTCAATTGCATCATTATCAAGATTTACAGTACCGCTAGCAAGTAGTCAAAGCTCTGCTACACAAGGTCTACTAATGCCAAAAATGAAATACAGATTCCGTGTTTCATTTGAAAACTTTGGTGTGTCAGGTAGCACTGTTGAATTAACAAAACAAGTCGCTGATGCGGCACGCCCAAGCGTTAAGTTTGAAGATAAGACTATCGAAGTTTACAACAGCAAGATTCACTATGCTGGTAAGCCAACGTGGGCTCCTATTGCAATCAAACTACGCGATGATATCACTAATGCAGTTACTAAACTTGTTGGTGAACAAAATCAGAAACAGTTTGACTTCTTTGAGCAAGCAAGTGCTACATCAGCAGGCGATTACAAGTTTATCACACGTATTGAAATGCTGGATGGCGGCAATGGTGCTGAAGCAATTACAGTACTCGAAACTTGGGAATTGTATGGTTGCTACTTAGAATCAACAAACTATCAGGCACTCAGCTACACAGGTAGTGCAGACATCATGTTAATTGACTTGTCAATTCAATATGATAATGCACAGCAAATTGGTGCTGGTGCTGGAATGGGTACTCCAGGATTTGTACAAAAGCGTGGTACTGCTGTTACAGGCGGCGGACTCTACTAAGATCCACAAAATCCCACTTCGGTGGGTTTTTAACGGTTAATCATTAACTACGCAGTTTATATTTTAAATAAATACTGTTATGGCATTCACTCCAACAAAATTTTTAACAGCAGATTCGCATGTACTATTACGTGATTTTCAACACGCAAGTAGGATGTTTGCATCGGATCAGTTTAGACTTGCACCAAAGTTTGACTTTCAATTTCATGTGGCATTTAGCATTAATGAATCGGCATTGAAAACGATAGACTTATCTCAGCGACACAGAAATGAGATTAATATGCTGGTCAAAAAGATTAGCTTACCCAAGTTTACCATAGCTACTGAACAAGTTAATCAGTATAATAGAAAAAAAGTTATACAAACACAACATAAATTTGGAGATATTTCTATTATATTTCACGATGATAATATGAGTTTGATTAATCAATTATGGCAAAATTATTATAGTTATTACTATGCTGATTCAACTAGTGCCAAGACACCTGGTTCGTATAATAGAAATGCCACCAGAAGTAGTGATTTTATTAAAACTGCATACGGTTTAGATAACGGTAGTACTGCACCGTTTTTTAACTACATCACAATATATCAAATGGCCCGTCACGAGTACGTTAGTTATAAATTGTACAACCCTATTATCAACGCATTTGATCATAAAGAATTAGGATATGCATCTAAGGAATTACACGAATTTAGTATGGGCATTGCATACGAAGCAGTTAGTTATGAAATGGGAACAGTTAGTTCAGATACTGTAGAAGGCTTCGGACTTGAACATTATGACTTGACTCCAAGCCCATTGCAAGGACTGGCACAAGCAGATAATTCAAGCCCAAGTTTTGTAGCCCAACAGAATATTACCAATAATGCAACAGCGTCTTTGAACAATACTGCAACAAGTATAAATTCATATCAAAATACACAAACTAAGCCTGCTACAGGAACAACAGGTTTATTATCTATTGATACTATACAAACAGTGGGCGGGATTCCAGATACGACATTCCCGCAATCTAAAACTATTGCAAACAGCAGTACTACAGTTGCCACAAAAATTAACTTAGGTATAACGTAATGGCCAGTAATTTACCAACCGTCAAAATAGATGCAAGGCTTGATACTAAACAATTTTTTGATAAATTTTTTGTTCATGAAGTTAGTTTTCCAGCAAATGACATAGATGCAAGTATTGGATTTTTTTCAAAAAGAGGATTTGATGCTGAAAGTGCAAGAAGTATTTCAATTGTATTACTAAATCAAGCACGACTAGACAACGTAAATGTATTTGATTTATTGGACACTTTAAAATCAGTAACTGATGTAAAACTAAGTCAGATCATAGCACAGATATTAAATGCTTACCGAGAAAAAGTTAGTTTACTTGGATATCGAATAGCACCCGTTGCGGATAGTTACGAAAGCCGAAATATTCTAGTTTAGCATGGCCAGCAAATTTGCCCGCGGTAAGTTTACCATGACCCAGCCTGAAAAATATGTGGGCACTAAAATTCCTACATATCGTAGCAGTTGGGAATGGAGTTTTATGCGATTCTGCGACACTAATAAAAGTGTACAAAAATGGGCTAGCGAAGCTATTAATATTCCTTACAAAGATCCGCTGACCGGACGCAACACAATATATGTTCCTGATTTTTTTATACAGTATGTGGATAAAAACAATAAGATCATAGTAGAATTAATCGAAGTCAAACCAGCAAGCCAAACTATACTGGAGCGTGTAGGTAAAAACAAATACAATCAAGCACAGTATGTTAAGAATCAAGCCAAATGGGCCGCAGCCAATATATGGTGCAGACAACAAGGTATAAAGTTCCGTATTCTTAACGAAAACGATTTGTTCCACCAAGGAAATGCATAAGTATTATTATGAAGAAACTTGAAGAAATTTTAAACCTACCTGAAAGTAAAAAAGTTGTTAAAGACGAAGAAAAAGCCGCTGTTAAAGCAGAAATGGCTCAACCTTTTTTACGCGATATGTCAGAGTTTGACAAGATTGCGGCTGCATTACCAGCAGTAAAAGGACTTGCTGAAAGCGACGCAGAATTTGATGCACTGGCAACTCGTGCTACAGATGCATTTGATGATCTTATGGATTTGGGCATGAATGTGGAAGCACGTTATAGCGGACGCATCTTTGAAGTTGCAGGCGGAATGTTGAAAAACGCAATTGATGCCAAAGCCGCAAAAATAGATAAAAAGTTGAAGATGATTGATCTTCAGCTTAAGAAACAAAAGTTAGATAACGATTCAATTCAAGAAGACTCTGGTATTAGCATACAAGGCGATGGTGTTATTATCACTGATCGCAATAGTTTGTTAGAAAAACTACGCAATATGAAATAAATACACTATCAGGAATCTAACATGAAATCATTCAAAGAATACTTAGTAGAAAATAAACAAGTCTACGAATTTAAAGTTAAAATTGCAGGAGACTGTCCTAAAGACTGTTCTATGCTGATTAAACGGGCCTTATCCAAGTTCCAAGTTGAAAGTTGTAGCAGTGGAAAAAGCACTCCTATTCAAGAAACACAAACAGATTTTCCAGGATTAGCAAATGTAGGTATCACTATGTTTGATGTATGCACCGGCTATCCTGCTACTAGTTTAGAAGTACAAAATTTAATTGCAGAGCATTGCAGTGTTCCAGCAGGTTGTATTAAAGTTCGTAATTTAAAAGAACAAGAAGAAGAAGATCTTAATCATGCAAACGACGAGCCAACTGGCGAAGCATTAATTGAAAAAGAATACGAAAAAGTAACTGGACAAGCTACAGTTGGTGACAAGCACGTTATGAGTTTGTTAAAAGAGTTAGGCAAAAATAAAGTTGAACTTACGCAATATACAGGTGTCAACGAAAAAATATTAGCTAAAAAAGCTCCTGCTGAAAAAGCAACAAAATCTACAAAAACAGAAAAGCCAGCATCGACTACTGGGGTCTTTGGCAAAGTAACTAATCCAGACCCAAGGAAAGGAAAATAATATGAACTTCTCAGACATTTACAACAAGATCAAAAACATTGATGAAGGTGGCATAACATGGCAACCAAATCCAGGTACACCGGCTCAAGAACCAATTCAGGATAGGGGAAGTTACAGCCCAATGCCAGCACCAGCCGAGCCTGCTCCTGTCGCTCGTCCATCAATTACACCAAGGCCTGCACCAGCCGCGATGCCAGCTGAAGGGAAAGATTTAGGTAACGGATTTACTTTAACAAAAACTACAGTGGCTGGTGCTGAATACCCTGCTGTACTTGACACACAAAGTAATACATACTGGATACAGAATAAAAATGCAGGCGGAACTGCCATTATCAGATCTCCAGTACAATACATTTCAGTTGTAAACGGGCAAATGAAGGGTGGCCAGCCTGGCGGAGAAACAACAGCCGCACTGCAAGCCGCCGGCTTGAAAGAATCAATCAATGAAAACAGCAATGAAAATTTTATGTCATTGTACAAACAAATCAGAGCAATCGATGAAGGTACTAATCCACAACACAGTCACCAATACGATACTACTATGAAACATGCTGATAATCCTACTGTTCAACAACGTATGGCTGCACATGATATCAAACCAGGAGTTAGTGGTTATCGTGATCGTATCGACATGCTAAAAGATTTAGAGCGTACTGGAAAATTAAAAGACGAAGGTATGGAAGAATGTGGAGATATGATGGCACTTCCTATGAGCATGGGCCACGAACACTCAGGGCAAGAAGACTCAGTTACTATGAGTGTTAGCATGAATGGCTCAGGTGATGGCGGCATTCGTGACTTGATGAATATTCTTAAAGGCATTGAAAATGTAGGCGAGCCACACACGGATCATGATGAGATCGATGTGGTGTTTGGTGGAGAGATGGAACCAGAGATGGAAGAGTTTGCTAACTCTATGGCAGGTGCAAGCAAGCAAGCATATTTCCCTCAATCCGCAGTCACTGACATTGGATCAAACGATGGCCGTGGTGATCACGAAGTGCGTAAGGCTAGCGGTGGCGGTAATCCTTACACTCAAGTGAGTGAGGAACTTGTTAGTCAGTTGTCAAGTTTATATCAGGAAATCAAGGCACGTCAAGTAGCTGAAGGAATAGGATCCCGGATAGTTGACAAAGTAATAGGCGGTATGTCAAAACAAGCTGTAAAGCAACTCAGTCCAGAAGTTGTAGAACAACATTACAAGACTTGGATTAGAAGTCCTAATCGTCCATATAATGTAGACCGAGGCGGCAATGCAGATATGCAACAAATTGTTGATGCTAAGGTAATGGGCTATTTAAAAACAACGGATATTCCAGTAGAACAACACGCAGAATTGGCAAAACAACTAAAACGAAAATTTATGCTTTCGGATCCAAGCACCCATACGCATACCAATTAATATTAAAGTTGTATACCAAAAGCGAGCTATAGGCTCGCTTTTTTTATGTAAATAAAGTTATGTCAAAAAGTTTAGATGGTGTAATCACCAAGAAAGCACATACCAAAGAAAAATTCACAGAAAGTGATATCAAAGATCTGCTGGC